CATCAGTGTTAATCTTTCAGGCGGCGTGATTCAGATGTATTTTGAGTCCCCGATAAAAGTTCCTCAACAGATTGAGGTAGCGGCAGGCGGGGCAACGGCAGACTTGCGGATAAGTGGATTCAAGGTATGAAGCTGAAAAAAGAGCAACTGCACCAGTTTTTGAGCACTGTTTTAGAGGCGAGACCCGAGTTGAAAGAGAGACCCCCGGGCGGGTTCGCTCAGATCAATCCAGATTGTCTGGTTGAGAGCTGGCATCAGATGATGGATGTCGGAAATGGAGTCGCTTACGGGGCAACCGATGAATCAGGAAAACCTATTGGATTTTTGATCGGATTCCACTCTGTCGATCTGATGACGGGGGTCCGAACCGGATTCGAGTATTTGTGGGTTACAGATCCGAAAGTTTCTGGCGCTACCGGAACGGAGTTGCTGAAGGAATTCGAGGACGGAGCGAAGGAAGACGGCTGCGAACAAGTCGTCATCGGATGCAACCAGATTTTCAAGCCGGATAAACTGGCTCTCTGGTATGAGTGGATCGGATACCAACCGTGTTCCCGATCATTCCAGAAGTGGATAACCGAAAGATCAGAATAATATGGGCGACATTTTAGGTTTTGTTGGTCAAATAGTCGGATCACAAATTTCCGCCTCAGCGCAGAAAAAAATCGCGCAGAAGCAGCTCGACGCAATCGAGCGGCAACGCCAATTTGTTTATGACCAGCTCGACCCGGCGAAACTCGCGAAGGCCGCGAAGACTCAGGATATCGCCGACGCTCAAGCGCGACTCGATCTCCAGAAGAAACTCGATCCGGATCTTTTCGCGGCACGATACGCCGCTCAGAAGGGTATCACAAAGACCCTTGAAGAACTCGAACCGACAGGCGGGGCGCAGAGAGTTGCGGACCAAGCAACGAAGGAAGCACTCACCGGAACGGATGTCGCGGCCCAAGCAAAGCAACAGCTCATCGATGCCGCGCTCGACCAGCTTCGACTCGGTGCTACGCTGCCCCCGGATGTTCAGGCGGAACTCGTAAAGGCCGGTCTGGAAAAGGGCGGAATGGTTACTGGAGCCGCCAGCCCGAAAGGGTTCGGCGGTCAGATCACTCGAACCCTCCTCGGTTCCGGAGCGATTGCGCTACAGCAACAGCGACAGCAACAGGCTTCGCAATTACTCGGCCGGGCGCAGGAGATCGAAAGCCAGCGTTCCCAGTTACTCGGGACACTGTTCCCGAACCTTGCCGCGCTTCAGGTCAACCGACTGAAGGCGCAGGAAGGCGCAGCCGCATTTTCGAATGAGCTGATGCCGAGTGCGGGACTCAGCGGAAAAGATATAATCAATTTGTGGCTCAATAGAGTTGGACAAAATTCTGCTCTCCAGTCTCAGGCTACTCAAGCGCAATATCTAGGAGGAATCAATCAAGCAGCCGCTTTGCAGCAAGGTTTTGCGGGTGCCACAGCTTACGCAGCTAACGCCTTCCCAACGACTTACCAATTTTTTCAGCAGTCTCAGAAAAACAAATCCGCCAATGAAGCTGATTTCAATTATCAGTTCGGATAAGATGATGAACACGTTTATTTACGCTTTGTGTGAACCGGGAACTCGGACGATTCGATATATTGGAAAATCTGGAAACCCGAGGAAACGTTTTTTTGAACATTTAGACAAATCGTTTCGTAATAGAAAACCCACTCATCGATCAAACTGGATTGATAAATTGAAAATACAGGGGCAATCCCCTGAACTTTTGATTTTAAAAGAGGTTCCCTTGAGTGAGTGGGAGTGGTGGGAACAATGCTACATACGAAATGCTCGAATGTTAGGTTTTGATTTAGTAAATGCTACCGACGGCGGAGAGGGCATGAAAAACCCATCCTTCGAAACTCGTAAAAAAATATCAGACGCGGTATCCGGAGATAAGCACCCCCTGTTTGGAATAGAAAAAGAGAAACATCCGTTTTTTGGAAAACAGCATTCCGAAGAATCTAAGAAAAAAATGTCCGAGGCAAAGCGTGGGGACAGGCACTTTAATTTTGGAAAACGCGGTAATCAAAGTTTTATGTTTGGAAGAAAACTTTCTGAAGATACAAAAGGGAAAATGAGGAACTCTCAGAGAATCCGACGCCTCCGAGAGAGGGGGGAGGTTTAATATGGCCGGTTTTGGACGAGAACCAGACGTTCAGTTAAGACCTGAACTTTCGACAAACAGAACTCCCGTGGATTTTGGGGTCGAGCAGAATGCAGTCGCGCATCTTGCGGATGCTTTTCGTCAAGGACTCGTCAATGCTGACGACATCATCTCCCGTTATGGAACGCTCGCGAAGACGAAGGAGCGGGCTCAGATCCAAGGACTCGACGAATTTATTTCTCCTGAAGCAATTCAGGGGAGACAAAATCAACTGAAGGCCGCGAATACCGAAGCGGTTCTCAAGTCCTCTCCAGAGTATGTCGCCACTCAGGAAGCGGTTTTGAGGGACACTCTCAACAAAGCGAACTCCGGGGATTACGATTCCATGCGTCAGGCGATGATAACGAAGGGATGGGCTGTTCCAGACTTCGATCCGAAGACCGGATGGAACGACGCAACGAGGAAAGACACCTCGAAGGCTTTCAATGAATTCGTGAACTATCACGACTCCGTTTCTTCGGCGAAGGCGGAACTGGATTCGATCAAACCGATAACCGTGAAGGAAAAAACTGAGACGGTTGAAAACGGTCAGTCCAAAACGGTGACTAAGGACATCATCAAATACGTTGACAGTTCCGGAGTTGAGGTGGATGCCAAGGAATATCAGAAGATCCGGAAATTTGCGGCTATGACTCCGAGCATGTGGCGGCACATGGGCCGACCTCAATTTGTGGAATTATCCGGAATCAAGCCGGGAAAATTTGGCGGCGGCGTGTCCGGACCTTTGTCGGAACCCGAGGTTACTCCGAAAGCAGCCGGAGCCGCAGCACCATTACCAACAGTGACTACAGAAACGCAATCTCCGGGAATCGTGACGAGCATTGAAACTAAACCGGTCGATAAATCGACGGTGAAAGGACCGACGGAAGCGCAGCAACGCGCCGAACTCGCCCTTGCACGGTTCGCGTCAGCGAACGATGTTTTCAATACGATGAAAGCGCAAGGATACGATCCGACTTCGGTCACTTCGTATGTGAACAGTTTTCTTCCGGAGATTCTGAAGAGTGGGGATCGAAAAACTTATGAGTCGGCAATGGATGCTTGGTCTCAAGGTTTGCTTCGTCTCGAATCGGGAGCAGCCATTGCGAGACAGGAAAAATCTTGGTATGAAAGATCATTTTTCCCTCAGATCAACGACCCTCCTTCGTTGGTGGAAAACAAAGCGAGGATGCGTGCGGATATCGAACGGATGGTTGCGGAAATTGCCCAAGCTGGCGGTGTAAACTCACCGGAATCGAAGGCCCAAGCTGACCGAATCGCCGCAGAAGCGAAAAAAATATACGAGCAAGCTGGAGCGAACCTCGGAGGAACGGAAAGGTTCCGGCCGGGGGCCGCGCCGACTGGAAAAGTCACCACGACTTCAACCGGTAAAAAACTGATTTTCGACGGGCAAAATTATCGTTACGTTCAGTAAATGCCTCTCGACCCCGAAATAGCACACGTTCCGTATGCTTCGGAAAATCCTGTTCAGGAACCGGCGCAAACGAACATTACGTATTTACCAGCCGAACCGGTCGATCAAGGACCGGCCGTTGAGCAAGGCGGGCCTGCGCCTGTGGAATTCGCTCCGGGAACTCCGACCCTCGCGGAAATCCGCGAATACAATCAGGCGAACGGAATCGTCAATCCGATCCTCGACCTGAATGCACAGGAAATTTCGGAACTCGCAGAGAATGATCCAGACCATTTTAATCTGGAGCAATCGCTCATCAAACTCCAGCCGCACTGGGACAAGGAACTAATCGACAAATCGGCTGAGGCGTGGAACCTCCTCGAACGTCGCGGATGGAAACCTGCGAAGGATCTTGGAGCGTCTAAGCTTCCCGGAATGCTTGTCGATACGGTGAAAGGGACTGCGAGCTGGCTTACAAGCCTCGCGAAAGGCGCAGTCGGTATCCCGGCCGCTCTCGCAATGGAGAAGATCGATATCATGATGGGTCTCCCTCCGAGCCCTGCGGCAATCACCACTCGTCAGAAACTCGAACAAGAAATTTCGGAGACGGCGGGAGCTACGGAAGCAAACGTAACTGGTCTCGCTTTTCTTGGGGAGAAAGGTTACAACAAGCTTTTTGGCAAGAAGCCGGAATTGAAGACCCACGAGGAAAAAATCGCGAGCCTGAAGGCGGCACTCATCCCGCACCTAGCGCAGAAAAAAATCGCGGAAGGCGGGGGTCTCGTTCAATACAGCCCCGAGGTTCAGGAAGAGTTGAAACAGGCTGGACTCGCAACTCGGCCGGAGGAAGTGGAAAAGAAAATCGCCGGAGACCCTCTCGGGTTCGTGTTTTTCGGCAAGGGCCTCGAAGGTGTCGCTGGTGCATTCGGTTTGGCGAAAGGCGCGGTTCGAGGTGCTGCAAAGCTTCCCGGAATTGCTCCAGTTGTGGAAAAGGTTTCTGCGACAGTCGGACCAGCCGCGAAGAAGGTTGTTGATTTCATCCCGAGCGCGGAACAGGTAGGCGGGAAAGTTGTCGAGACGACCGGCAAAGCTGTTTCTGCGGTCGGAAAAACGATTGAGAAAACCGCGCCTGTCACCGGATCTGCGGCAGCTCTCGGAACGGCTGTTGCGGCCGGTCACGCTCTCACTCCGCTCACCATCGGTCAACTGATTGTCGGAGGCATACTCGGTGAAGCTTCCGGATTGACTCGACTGGCTTCTAGGGGTGTAAGACTGACGAAAGGTCTCGGACAAAAAGTCGCGGGCGCGGGTGAAGCAATCACCACGGCGGGAAAAGAAATCGCGGGCAAGGAATTGCCGACCGGCGCTATCACTCAGGGCGTCAAAGACGTTTTGCAATCGATTCCGGACTCGGCCGGTCATGTTGGGAAGGGCGCGGTCCTCGATCTCGGACTCGCGGCCCTCACTTCCACGACTCCGGAAGACCAGCAAGGTCTTCAACTCGGAACGCTCCTCGGCGGTCTTCAGGCCGCACGCGGGACGGCTGCATGGGTCGTCAGTGGTCAGAAAATCGCTCCTCGTGCTTGGGGATCGAAAAACGCCGTTGCCTCAAGCAAACAGTTTCCGACCTTTGACGCGATGCACGATGCGGCGTATTCGAAGGCAACTCCCGCAGAGCGCCAGCGAATCAATGCGGTGCGAGAATTTGTGAAGGGCGTCACGGGTGACGCTGATGTTTACATGGCAGACCCGACCCTTCGGGATTCGAGGGGCGTAAACACCGCCATTGAGAAAGCACTCATCGATTCCGGATATTCTCCGGCAGATGCCGCACTGTATGCCGCACAGGATGGAATGTTCATCAAAGAACTTCCGGACAAATCCGGCAATCCGCGCCGGGTCGTCGTCCTTGCGAAGTCCGACGCTGCACCGCACGAAGCGAAGCACGCTTTTCAGGATGTAATCGGAGAGGAAGCGAATCAGGTCATCGACAAAGTGATTCGGGAGACATACGCCGATCAGTGGGAACAGATCGGAACTGAATACACCGAAAAACTCATCGGCCGAAAGCTGAGGCAGGGCGAGTCTTGGAGAGATCACATCCTAGACAAAACGGGAGACGGAGATTACTTCGCCCAACGTCAGCTCGCTCTTGATGAGGCGAACAAGTTCACCGCCGATACTGGCGCAGCCCCGCAGCCCGGACAATTTCCTCAGATGCCGCCGATTCGACGCGGAGCATGGAGAGATATCCTTGCTCCGGAGGATGCCGGGCGAGTTGCAGACAGATACATCACGCGGGAAATCGCCGCTGAGAATTTCGATGCTATTTTCAAGAACCTCGGTGGTTCGCTTAAAGAACAAACCGGCGTGCTTCCGTGGTTGGCGCGTGTAGTCGCATCCACAACCGAGATGTTGGGCGGTGATGCCCTTCAAGGCCGCAAATCCGACCTCGGCATACCGCTACAGGAGCCCGTAATTGAAGCGATCAAGGGTGAGGTTCGGGGATTCACTCCGGAAGTTGCTCCGAAGGCGGCTGAACCAGCCAAACCGACTATTCGTCCCACGCCTGCGGCACCACTCCCCAGTGGTTCACCGGCACCAATTACCCCGGCCGACCGTGAAGCCGTCGCGGAAGAGACCCGGGCGATTGCCGCAGAAGCTTCCGACGTTCCGAAAGCCGCTGGCCTGAGATCCGACCGTGAACTACTCGGCGAAATCGCGCTCGCGCAAGCGACCGGTGACGCCGTCAAACTCAATTACCTGTCCGCGCCGGAGGAACCCGCTGCGGCGATCTCAAGCAACCGGAAAATTCGCCGGGAGATGATCGAGTTGTTTAGATCCATGCCGCAAGCCGCCCGCAGGCTGTGGGAGAAGAACTTTTTCCCCGAGCGTGTTCGGAGAACCGGCAAAGGAAAAATTCAAGTCGGCGGTTGGGCACCCGAGGTGTTCGCTGCGAATGCCCACAAGACCGCTCAGACGCTCTCGAAGCTCGATCCGAGTCTGAGTCCATACGAACTAGACCCGGCGACGAATTCCTTTTCCGAAAAAGGCTGGAGAGAACTTTTCTCGGATGTCCAGACTTTCGTCCGTAATCAAATGGCCGGTCGGACAGGTAGCGGAGAAGAATTGGTGGTCCCCAAGAACTTAACCGATGCTGGATTTTTCAAGCCACCGCTTGAGACTGGCGCGGGTGGACTCGATCAGACGAAGGCCGATTTCATCAGCGCAATGTTCGGGATGAAACTCCCGGAGACCGCGAGGATGACGGAGGGACGTTTTCCGCTCAATATCGCCGGTCAGGAAGTCAGCGCGGCGACGATACCGGGCCGGGTAGAACCCGCTGTTCGTCCGAGGGGCACATACGAAAAGGCACCTGTCGAGGGACGTGACATCGCGGAAGTCAATCCGTGGAGAGCGGAATTCGAGCGTGCTGTTAATGCCGCAGGCGCGGAGTTGCCGAGCACTATTGAAGCTTTTCAATGGCTCAATCTGGAGAATATCAAAGAAGTGCAGGGATCTCCGGAGCAGCCGCAGTTTCGCGGCAACACACTCACGTTGCAGGCGGGATTCAAGCCGGGTGAGGCACAATTCAAACCTAGCACCGAGAAAAAAGAAATTGAGGCAATCGGTCCAGACGGAAAATCCTACAAGGTCCGATTCGACGGATACTGGGATTTGTCGAGCCTCGGGCGCGGACAAGTGCCTGCGATCACCGCACTCGAAGATCTGCCCGGATCACTGACCAAACTCAGTTCCGGAATGAGCACCAGTCTGGAGAAAGCCGGATACAAACTGGTCGGACTGCCGGAGCCGGAGACCACCGCGCAATTCAAGCCGAGAGAAGGTGAGGAAGATGTGAGGCTTGGCCGAACCTTTGACGATTATATCGGAGGAGTGAAAGCCGCCATATTGGAAGGCCAGCCGGATCTTGCGAAGGGGTTTTTGGAAAAAGCAGCATCGGCTGCAAATTTTCAGCGAACACTCGCACGCAAAGGCGATGTCTCCGAATTCGGAGATCCGAAAATCGATGAAGAATTCGAGTCTCAAACGAAGCAAATCAAATCCTTGCAAAAGGAACTTGCCGAGGCGAAAAAAGAACAGAACATTTTCCTCGACGCAGATCTACCAATCAAAGTTTGGGAAGCTGGTGGGAAGCTTAAAGAGACCCCCGAGTTTCATTCGATGGAAGGAACTGGATTCAATTCTTTCGCTGAATTAACGGAAGCTGCGATGGAGGGAGATCTTGTCAAGTTTCAGAACAATCCCGGATTTTGGGGGTTGGCGAGGATTTATGGAGATAGAGCAATTCCTAGACGCGAAGAGTGGAGACTTGCCGCAAAATTAGCTGATTCAGGGGCTAAGATGTCAGACATAAGAGATGTTGCAGAACGATTAGTTCGAGATTTCTCTGAAAGAAACTCCAAACCCGGAGCTACTTACCCGGTGGATGATTTTGCGATTAACTTCTCTACAAAAACTCTAGTGGAAAAAATACAGGAGTTAGAGTTGATGAAGAACGCTATCCGAATCAAAAACGGATACTTCGGAAAACGCGCTCCGTTCTCTCAACCACTCAAGCCGAAACGGGGTATCCTGAAGGCGAAGCCTGAGGAGTTGAAAGAGGGTGTCCAGTTTCGGCCGAAGTCTTCGAAGGAAGTCCAAGAAGTTGCGGAAAAATACGCGAAATCGGTAGGGCGATCCGTCGCTCCTGCGGGTCATGTAAAATACCCGAGAGAGACCGCGAAGAAACTCGCCAAATTTTACGAGGAAGCGAAGCACAATCCGGACGATCCGGAGGTGCAAGCTTCTTACGCTGCCTTCAAACAAGAGACCCTCGATCAGTGGAAAGAAATCGAGGCGGCTGGTTACGATCTCGAACCGATTTTGTCGGTGGAATCTCCGTATCGAAACGTACTCGATGTGGCGAAGGATGTTGAAGACAACAAGCATTTGTTTTTCAATTTGACGGAATCCAGTCCTTTCTTGGAGCCGAAAGAAGGACCAAAGAAAAACCTGTTACTCGAACCAAGTGGGATAGTTGTTGGTGGAAAAGAATTAAACTACAACGACGTTTTCCGGGCTGTTCACGATTTCTTCGGACACGCCAAGGAAGGTTTTAACTTCGGACCAAGGGGAGAATTCAATGCTTGGCGGGAGCATTCCAGTTTGTATTCTGAAGAGGCACAGGGAGCACTCGCTGCGGAGACTATCGGTCAAACTGCGTGGACACAACTGAAGCCGGAATTACTCGGGCCAACCGGGGAGTTACTGAAGCCGGGGGAAGAAGGTTTCGTGCCTCGCAGAGATCGTCCGTATGCGGAACAAAAAAATATCGTTGTCCCGAAAGATCTGATTGAAGAAGCTAAAGGACAGTTCAAGCCGAAGAAGGGCAAAAAACAGGATGAACTGAAATTCGTTCCGACTTCTTTCGATGCCGCGAGCAAAGCTTGGATATTGCCGAACGGAAAAGTCGAGCAACTGGGTGCGGAGTGGCACCATCAGTGGCTCGATGAAAATCCGGAAGTCCAGAAAAAGTATGGACTGAAGATCCCGCCCTTTGAAGGGACCGATACTGAAGGCGTGCGTGAACAAACACTCCGAAAAGGATTCGCTCGCGTGAATCTCGACAACGCTACACTTGTGGTTGAGGCGCGGGAACGCGACTGGAAAAACATTCGTCCGATTGTGGAGGACATGATCGAGCGTAATCTCGATGACATCGACAAATTCCGCGTGCAGTTGCTCGATGACGGAGTGAAACGAATCACCCGATCATTCTCAGAGAAACTTTTTGACGCGGATTCCGACAAGGAAAAACTCAGCCGAGTATTTTCAGCTTTCTCGGAACAGCCGCAGGCCGAGATCGGACGGGAAGCGCAGTTCAAACCGGGAGACGAAGGGGAAGATATTCGAGGGGCTATTGGACATGTATATCCTCGGAGCCTCGATGTGGTAGGAAAACAGGGAAGACTTTCTTCTTTGTCCCATACCAAACTTCCGAGAGAAGACGCTGGACAACCGATCAGTTGGAGATATTCCGACAAATACAATACTGTTTTTTGGTGGGAAGTTCCGAATGCTGACCAGAAACAGGCGGTAACAGACTGGTTAAAAACCAAGGGGTTCGATCCTCAGGCGCATGAATATATGCACCCCGGGATGACCAAGGAATTTTATGATACGGCTCACGGACAGTTCAAACCGAAGCAATCGGATTTCGAAAATCCAGAGTCCCTCAAGGAAACCCTTTCGAAACCGGGATGGGCAATCGTCACCGCCACACAAGAATCAGTCGGACCTTGGAATGATCCGAAGAACGTTGCCGCTAACAAAAAACTAGCGGCAGACTTGACCGAGAAAGGCTACGAACACTTCCCGGTGTCCGGGACGTATAAAGGCGAGCCGCAGGGCGAGAATTTCGTCGTCCTCGGAATCTCTCCGACCGACGCGCAGATCCTCGGCAAGAAATACGGTCAAGAATCCGTGTTGACGAGTCGCGGCCTGCTTTACGGAGACGGAACGATAACGCCTGCGAGACCGGAAGACACCATCACAGGTCCGAAGGCGGCAGAGCAAGACTTTTACTCGACGACCCCGGAAGGACTCGATTTCAGCATCCCGCTCGACTTCGACAAGCCTTACAAGGCAGTCGGCGAGCAGGAGCAACTTTTCGGTGGGCGTGAATACGTGTCACCAGCTAGTTTGTCGCGGCAAGAATTGCTCGACCGATACCCGGAAGCAATCGTGCCGAAGAACAGCAATGAGAAAATTCCCTCGGATGTTGTTGGATCTCCGCTTTATCGCAAGTCAGAAAATCCGGTGCGGGCCTTCGCGGACAAACTTGTTGAATTCGCGAAGCAGCACACCGACAATCCGGTTTATCAACTGGGTTTGAAATGGTATAGCGATTTCGTCCCGTTGTTGAAGAAACATTTTGGAAAAGATGCCCCGATGATGGCGGAATTGCTGGCTGCTTCGTCTCCTAACGAAACGCCGACGCAAAACTTTTTCTACGCAGTCGATGCTCTCGAAGGTTTCAAATCCGGTCGGTTCGACAAAACGATTGAGAAATTCAATCAAGGCTTCGACATGTTCAAAGAAGACAAGTGGCAGGCTTGGTATAACAAGGAATTGAAGGCCGGGAATATCCCGAACCCTCCGCAGAATCCGACTCCGGAAGCGTTCCTCGCTCACTGGATATATAAGCACGGTCTCAAGCCGAAGCAGTCGAATGGAGCATTGTATGGTTTTCACGGGAAAGCGATTCTCGAAGTGATGGCGAGAAAATGGCTGGAGCAAAACAAAGGACCGAAGGTTGCGAACTTTGTGCAGAACCTTCTCGGCACTGGTCGCGAGGCAACTATCGACGTTTGGGCAGATCGGACAATGCGACGTATCGGATACGAAGGCGCAAAGGACCGATGGAGGATTTTGCCGAAAAACGGTGAAGGTGTGTCCGACGCAGATTTCGAATTCGCTCAGAAAGCCTTCCGGGAGGCCGCAAAAGATCTAGGCATCACTCCGGATGCCCTACAGGGTGGACTCTGGTTTGCGGAAAAGAAACTGTGGGCTGACAACGGTTGGGGAAGACTTGACCTCGGTTCGTATGTAAACGAGATCGAGAATTTGCCGATCATCCGGCAGTCGATCAAACAGCGGCTCAAAACAACCGAGCTAAAGAAAAAGGCTGTGCCGATGGAGCAGGGCGGGTTAGAATTTGACATTGGACCGCGAAAACTGAAATGAAAAATCAACCAACGAAAGACCAACAAGCAGCCGCAGCGATTGCCGCCAAAGTAACCGGCGACGATCTGACTGATTTCATGGACCGAGTTGCAGATCGACTCAGCGAATACGACAAAGCGGCCGAGGACTCTGTTGTGGCGCGGCCGACGAAACCGAAGCACTACTAAATGTATGCCTGAACTAATCGATGAAACAGCGGTGATACCAAAACAGGGTGTTGAACCAGTAGCGGCCGAAGCTGAGGGCGCGGATCTCCCGGATGAAGTTATCCAGATCCCGGCAATTCAAGGACTCCTCGCGGGCGCTCCCGCAGCGGTGTCCGCGAAGATCAAAAACGCCGAGAAGTCGGCCGAGGGTAAAGCTATCGTGAAAAACCGGGATGCCTTGCAGGGCGCAGGAGTAGGTTTTTACCGGTCTCTGGCCGGTGACGACGTGGTTTTGTTTAACCAGTTGCACATCAGCGGGGAAGACATCAAAGCCGCCGACAAAGCCGGGAAATTGCTGGAAATCGCCCCTCCATTCGATGTGGTCAACCGGGAAATTGCGAAAGCAGGCCCGGAATCTCATCCAAGTATCAATTTTAAGGGGGTGCCTTCGGGCGCTGCTGGCCCTCAGCCAGCTTTGCCGCCTCAGTCGGCCACAATGCCCATGACGGCCGCTCCGAACGCCGCTAAAGCGAGGATACAGGCTCAGATCAAGAATCTACAGCCGCAGGCCCCGACTTCGGGGTCAAAACCGGGGTCCGGGAATATATTACGGTCGATCCTTCGTCCCGTCTTGTAAAACTCGCGCCTTCCGGAAACTTACCTCCTTTGACGACATCCAGCCAAGGAGAGTGTTCCGAAAGGGCCTTCGCCATCGCTCCAACGAATTGTTGGCTGTTCAGAATCAACACATACTCATAATCCGCGCAGGCGTATGCCGGATTCGGAACCCACAAATTTTCTGTCGGAACCCAAGTCCGCGCATACGTCATCGCGGCCGGGAGTATGGTGAATCCGGCAACCGCTTTCGCGAGCGTGCCGAAAAATCCTCTACGGTTCATTTTTTGATGACGAGGTGTCCCTTGAGAAGTTTCGCGTCTGAGCGCAGGTAAGGCTTATAGTATCCCCGGTCGAAGAAGAGATTAAACTCGATTCGGCATCGCGTCACCGCTCCGTCGTCCGGGTTCACTTTGAATTCGAGAATCGCCCCGCCGATCTCCATCCGCAGGCGTTTCTTCCGAGCGAAGATTGTCTGGTCCTGAAACCCGGGCAACCCTATGACGTGGACGTTCCGGTCAACCATGTAGTTGCTGACGTGATAGTGTCCTTGAACCAGTATCGCCGGTTTCTCGCCACCTTGAAAACTCTCGACCTGTTTCTGTCCGGTGTAACTCCTCGCGTATGCGCTGCCGCCTCCGGGATGCTGCACTTTGATGATCGTGCTTTTCCGTGCTCCCTTCGTTTGGACTTCCACATCCGCCTCAATGTGTCCGATGTATCGCAAGTCCTGCCTCCCGCCCATCTCCGCGACGTGCTGGAGATACGCGCCGAAGTTGAATCCTTCTTTCTGCCACCAACCCTCGTGGTCGTCCCCGGTGATGAAATGCGTAGTGATACCTTTTCGATTCGGGTAGTTGTCCACCACGTATTGAGCCTGCCCATCGATGCTCGTTTCGATGACTGAGGCCCCGTTGATCCGAGGGACGTATCCGTCCACAATGTTTCCTCCGTGTAGAACCGTGTCGATTCCCTCCTGTTTAAACAGGTCGTATTGCGAGTGCAGAGAATCGAGCCGAGATTCCTTGCACGCAAGGTGCGTGTCGGCGACGAGACCGAACCGAATCCAGTTCGATCCGTCAATCGATCTCAGCGGAATGTAACCGAAGTCCGGAGGATCGAGTTTGATGTCGTGTTTCAGCGGAATTTCCGGTTGAGGAATTCCAGCCTTCGGAACGGTATTGGCTCTCCACAGCCTACGCTCCACCGACTTCAGGGTTCGGCCCAGTATGTCCCCGATCTGTCGGTAGGTCTTTCCTTTTTGGAATAACTCTGCCGCTCTTTTTGTCTCTTCTTCGGTCCACGGATTCATTTTTTTCTTTCTGTTGTTGTTCGACTGCGTCTCGTTCTGCAAGCCATGCTACCAGATTATCCGGCATCGAATCTCCGGTAAAAAAACTGTCGAATGCTTCGAGGGCATCCTTCGGTGTGAGCCCGATGCCGACAATGGAGTCCTCTACGTGTTCGAGATCCCCGATGAAGGCAACCCACTGACCATCGGGCAGGCGTTGCAGAAAAGGCTTGTAGCAAAAGTGCGGTGTGTTGACGTTTTTCGCGGCCTTCGTTTGTTCCGCGAGGAACAGCAAGTTCTGGTCATACATCTGTTCCAGTTTTCCTTCGAGGCTGTTTTGAATGTCGAAATTCCATCGGTCGGCGTCATCGAGGATGTCCTCCAGCTTCGAACACACCTTGATGAAAAGCGTCTCCGCGCTCGACTTGCAGCCGCCGTCCATTTCTTTTTTCTGTTGCGGCTCGACGCCCTGTTGATTGTGAACGAGAATCGAATTCATCGCGAAGGAACCGACCTGTATCAAGTTCCCGATCTGATTCGCGGTTGCAATGTCGCGCTGTGGAAAAGGTATCTGCGGTTTTTGGTTGCTCATATTTTCATCCGTGCAAAAGTTTCTTTCGCCCAAGCCCAAGCCCAAGCTGAATCTATGGCGTTGTCATCGAGACTTTCAAAAGGTATCAAAGCCCGGTGAGTCGGAAAAAGAGGAGTTTTTTTAGCAAACCTTTTCATGGCCTCTTTAGTGGCCGTCCCGCTTCCGGTGGCAAATTTCTTCAGGGTTCCGACTGGAACACAGTCGAAGTGAGCCCCGGCCGCGCAAATCCAAATGGCGGCACGAAGGCTAGACCACAGTTGAACCTGATACGTGCTGGAAGCGAATTCCACATCCTCGAAAACCACGATATCGAATCTGCCGAATCGAGTAACAGTCTCACACAGCCGCTCGATTCTCGGATCTCTCGTCCGTCGTTGTCTGTCTCTGCCCCAGTCTCGAATTTCTCTTGCTGAGGCAAGTTCGAGTGTGGCGCAATAAAAGTTCTCGCCCTTGTTGTAGGCGTATCCGGTCTTCGTGCCGAGATCTAGGGCGAGAATGTCCATCAGGTGATTTTCTCCACGAATTCAACCGTCTTTCCATGAACCCCGCAGAACCTCACCGCACTCTGTTTGTCGATATAGAAATCTCCCCCGAGACCGTCTCCGTAATCGTTTATGAAAACACTCCGGGGAACGGGTTTCACCCGGTATTCGAATTCTTGAAAGTTCCAACAAGGAGATACCTCGGTCCATTCTCCGCGACCTATTCTTTTTGTTTCGATTGTCTTCCCCTCTTTGTGGGCCTGAAGAACTTTTATCATTTCGTCGTTTGTCATAATAACTGTGATCGACTCGACTCAAGTGCGCCCCTCAATTTGAGAAGCGATTCCTTGTGAAGAGTCTGGATGTGTTGACGACGATATCCGAGCCGTTCCCCGATCTCCCGGAAAGACAGATCGAATTCGTATCGTAGGCGTATGATTTCCCGTTCCATTTCATTCAACGTCCGAAGTATGGCAGGTTGCATCCCCCTCGACAACTCTTTTGCTTCGAGACCGCGAAAATCCGGGTCACATGATGTCGGAACGAGCGCGGGGATCTCCTCTTCCATTTCAACCAGCTCGCCTCCGCGCCTCACGACTTCTAGCCGCTTGAATTCCTTACAGATTTGTCCCCGAAGGTATTGCTTCGCGAACCCGAAAAACCCGATGCCATTCGATTTCCGCAGACGGTAGTTCTTCGCCGCTTGACGAAGGGCGATCCAGCACATAGAGACCAGTTCAGTCTCGGACAGTCCCCCACGGGAGCAATGGCGACAATAGATCACGGCCTCGGACATGAACGCGAGTGCCAGTTTGTCGAGCGCGTTTTTCGTTCCGCGCTTCAGCAACTTTCGCTCTGCGGCTTTGTCTATAGTTTTGGAAAAATCCATATCCGAATTTTGTTTTCACCGGTCTCGGTCCTGCATTTGATGATGCCTTCCCGCTCAATCAATTCGAGGTATCGATTGAAGGTCTCCGGCTTGAAGCTTTTCATAAAATAGTCGTTCCATGCATTCGACTGAAGCAACCGCACGAGGGCAGTCAGAGATCCGCGCCATTCAGTCGCCTCAGGGTTCGCGATGAAATACGCCCGCAGTTCCTCAATGAGAATTTCCTTGAGAGGTGCCGCCCGGCTCGTCTGGTGCGTTTGATCGAGCAGGAATTGGTTGTGATGCGGGGCGTATCCGAATCGTCCGTCCCTCGGGACGATGTCCGGGACTTCCCAATCAATGAGGTAGCGACAAAGAAGTGGCAGCTCGATAGTGAGGGTTCGCTGTAGTTCATATCGTTCCGGGAAGTGAATATCGGCATCGGTGCATTTGAAGACGCTCGTTTTGTCGGCCGAGGTGTTATCGAGAGACGACAAAATCCGGCTGCTGACGAAATCGATGTTTGCGGTGACGCTGATTCTGCCCGCCCACTCGACCGTCACGGGCACGCGGAATTTTTCGTTCACCTTGAATTCTTGGTTCGCGGCCGTTTTCTTCATCATGGCGCTGAACCGGTCATGTGCATTTGTGGAATTGCCCGGTGAACTGTCATCTATACACCACAGAGGGACGTGATAGTTTTCCGATCCGAAGGCGTCACCGTCCACGATGTAGCGACTCGCATCCACAAACCCGCCTACCGTTTTTCCCACCAGTTGTCGGCAGAAAAATGTTTTGCCCTTGCCCGCTTTTCCGAGGAGGTAAATATTCTGGCCCGGCCTCGGTGTCAGTTCGAATCCGGAGAGATAATAATGCTTCCACCACGCGAGAACCCAAACAAGTTGCTCCGGTGGGTCGAACAGGTTGTTGAGGAAATACCAGACCCACGTTTTCTCAAGGCCCTCGGAACTTTCCGCAGGCTTCATCACGTTGTTCCGCCAAGTATTCAGGACTTTCCGACAGTTGTATTCAATCAGGCCGGGCTCTCGGAACACAAACGGGGCTGCGCCGACCACGCGGGAGTTTTCGTGCAGATGAAAAAGCGTGTCCTCGATTTTCTTCTCTGGTATCCCGCAGCCTTTCTTCAGGTAGATCTTCATCGCGCTCTCGGACACCGACTGGTAAACGCCGTCGATCTTGCGCCAGTAAGATTGACCGTCATGGAATACATCAAGTGTCGCCCGGGTTATCGACTCCTCGTTTATCTCTTTGACGAATTCTTTTCCGAGGATATCTGACCACGGGTAAAACGGCTTCGCCGCATGTGCGCTGAAGGTGAGCATCCCATCTTTTTTGACGATGGCAGAAAGAGGAGAAGTTGAATCGACAATCCAGAAACTCGGTCCTTGAGAGTTTTCCTCAAAAGCAGTGGGCCAGCTAAATCCCGGATACTTATCCCGTATTGTTTTCTCAACCACTTCGAGAGGGATTTCGTTTCCCTCAGGTGCGCGGAACTTGAATTTTTTCGCGGTCTCAACGAAGAATGCTTGGAGTTTGTTTTCATTTATTGGTCCCGAATTATCAACCTTGCGCCAAACGGCCCCGTTGCAAAAAAGTCGAGTCGGATTTTCCCACGCCGAGACATCGAGCCCGGGCAGTAGGTCAAGATGCAGCCATTTCTTTGCTGCCTGCAAAATCCAGATGGAGAAATCCATAGACTCCACTTGCAGCGGTCGGGGCAAAATCCAAATGAGTCGGCAATTTCCGCCAAGAGAACGCTCAACCCACACGGGGCGAATTTCCATTGATTGTATTGCTTCATCGATTCGCTCATCAGATATTTTTACGTCATAGTCGGCCGCGAGTGCGTGAATGAACTTCGGCGGGTTTTCCTTCGAGCATCGCTGCACGTCGTTCGCGGGCTCGATGCCGGTGTAAAAATTCCATTCGGTATCTTTTCGGCGATACCAGATCTGTCGTTCCTCTTTGTCGAGACAGATTCTATCTCCCGGCCGACTCGCGGGCGTGAACGTCCACGGCTCGCAGGGCGACATCGGGATCGATTTGTCAACTAGGTGCCGGGTAGAGAAAAACTTCATTCTTTATCCCACTTATCAAAATTCCTCACTCCGATTTCGAAAAAGGCCCATAAAGAAATTCCGATAACATACATCGGCCAAAAGTAATACCAGAATCCCCCTTTAGAAGTCTCTGGAAGATCATGCAGCATCAGCCACGTCACAAATAGGATAATTGGAATGCTTGGGAAATACGGAATGAGGTTCCACAGTTTTTTCATTTGAGATAATGACTTACTTCCTTCGCTTCTGCGGCGACCGGCAATCCGGCGCACCATTCCGGACACACTGACATAATGTTTTCAACGTCATGCTTTGTAATGTGCTCGTCAACTTCAAGAATTGCCTCGTCGTGCGAGGTAAACAGGACCGAGATCCCCGGAGTATCGTTCAGAATCAATATGTGATCGGCGAAAACGTCCCGCGCAAACGCCTGCACCAGATTTTCAGTCAGCTTGCCCCCGTAGCTCTCGAAACGTCTGCCGCCGATGTCGCAGGTGAATACCGCACTGAGCCTCGGCTTGCCGTCTTTATCCGGCTTCAGCTTGCGCTCGCATTTGACCTTCTCGTAACGTAACACCCGCCCACTGGGGAGCACAACTTTTAAATCACTGCCGATACTACGTTTAAACGCCAGCTCAAGAGCCGCCCAAATGCCTTTTTCTTTATCGGCAATCAGCGGGTTTTGCTCCCGGTATGCCGCGACGATCTCCCTAGACCGTTTTCCGTATCCACTGACTTTCGACCCATCAGGAAGAAACTCAAACTCCGGATCTCCCTCGGTGATGTCCATGCCGGTGTATTGATGCGCCATTGTAATGAACTTCAGCCATCCAGCCCCGTAGCCGAGAGCAAGTCGTCGCGCTTTCGCCTCCGCATAGATCGTGGATTTCTTGTCGAGTTTGTCCTCTTTGAATCCCATGCTGAATCGGGCCTCCGCTTCATAGATCGATTTACCGGCCCGAACGAAATCGAGTGTCTGATGATCTCCCACAAGCCATGCGAGAGATCTCGGCTCGATCTGCGCGAGATCGGAGACGATCATTTTCTTTCCCGGTCGAGGGATTACAAGTGCCCGGAAATCGAGCGCATACTTCACCCACTCCGGAAATTTTCCAGTCGATTCCTTGTGCCGCATGGCTTCCTCGATGTTTTTCTGATTAGACTCCATGAAGCCCCCGACAGTGCAGAGAACCGGTTCCTTCCGCATGTTCTGCATGTTGATTTTCGCGTCACCAGACCAGCGGCCGGTGTGTGCTCCAAAATATTTCAATCCAAAAGGCATCGTTCCGTCACTCCGCAGCCGAGCCTTGACCGTGAGAAAACTTTTGTAGAGTTTGTTCACGGAGCGCCAGCTTGAAAGCGACACAATCCACGGGTGATTCCGCCGATACTCGTTTTCCCACTCCTCATAAGCTTCCTCGCCTTCGTGCGCTTTCACTGGAGGGCACGGGATGCCGGAGCGCCGACACTGTTCCGCGATGCATTTTGTGCTTGTCGGTTTCGTCTTGAAGCCTTCCCAACCGATTTCCTCCTCGTCGTCGCCCTCGTCGTTCATCCAAGGCAATAGTTTCTCGGTAGCGAGTTTCATTTCGTGCGACTGGCAAATGTATTCATCGAGCAGCCGGGTATCGATCTGCACTCCGCGCATTCCTTGGTCGATGGTCAGATTCGAGAGTCGCTTTTCCTTCTCAGGCCATTTGTCGGAGTGGTCAACCCAAATCTTGCGACACCAGAACGGATCTAGCCGCGCATAATCCAGCATTTTCCGTTGCTCCTCGGCGGAAAAATCCGCAGGCCAACGCTTGTTGTCGGAGTTTTCTCTCGGATCTTTCGAAAGTTTGATTCCGTAAAGATACTCAATCGAGTGCGCGAGCGCACGCCGGTTGCATAGATATGCCGTGAGATTCGCGGAGCAATGCCAGCCTGCGATATTGATCCGAGGAGCCCAACCACGGACAACCATTTCGTTGTAAACCGAGTTGTCGAAATATCGATTGTGACTGATGAGGGTCTGACCTTCGAGGGCGTTCCAGTTGAAATCCCGCCTGTGGCCTGCCCAATTCGTCTCACCGTCGCTCACGGAAATGATATACGGATCGAACAACTCGTGCTTGCAGTATTGCTCCGCAATCATCGTTTTGACCGAGTATTTCAGCTTGCGGCTGAAAAACGTTTCTGTGTCGAAGCCGATTATTTTATGCATCGGAGGCTCATTCAGGATGCTCCCCCATTCCAGTTTTTGAAACTGCTAACGGCGGCATTCGTCAGCTTGACGATCTGAACCTTCAGGTCGTCGATCTGAAGTTGTAGCTTGAGATTTTCCTTGTCGAGTAGGTCGATGTGTTCACACACCGGACATCGACTCACCGAAAACTCGACAGTGTTATGACCGGCACAGCATGTTTTCATTTGACGAAGAAAAAATCAATCCGCGTTCCGTTGTAATCCCAACATTCGATTTCTTTTGTGTCGGCCGAGTTTTCCGAGAATCCCCACTTGAACACCGGCTTGAATCCTGCGGATTGAAGGGCCTTCCGAAGTTCCTCCGGCCGCAGACACCGGCCGCAGTGCGGGTAGATGAAAATATCCACGTCCTTTGCAGATACCCCGGCGTGCAGGACCGAGCCGCCGAGGGCGCAGTGATAACCAGCCGGGATAATCGCCTTCTCTACTGCGTTGGCAATGGTGATGCCGTGCGACAGGGAAACGAAAGATCCGATCTCGATTTCGGTGTTAATCATTAGAACACCTCCACAAACTTGACCACTCGAACAAATCGATGCTGGTAAGCGTGTCGGCCGAATCGTTCAGCCTCGGCCGGATCTGAGCGACTTCCGATACTAAGACACATTTCTCCGTTGGATAGAATCCGCTCGACAAACCATCGTTCCCTCGGTGCCGGAGGTTCCGGCTTGATCCGATATGTTTTCGGATTGGCTTCGAAAGTCGGATTTTCAAGGTCAACCCACTCATTTTGAAAAACTGAGTAGGACTGAATTGTTTTCCCCTCGGAATACGCTTGCATGATCGGGGCGAGTGCAGCAAGGTCTCTAGCTTCAGTTTTTGTCATATCCGATGATCTCCAGTTCGCTGTTCGGCGAGATGTTCACACTCGCACCATACTTACTAAATGACGCCACCACAACTTCTTTTCCGTCGATGATTTGTTTCACTTCTGTTTTCCGTTTTTCAACCGGCGTAATCACCGCCCTGCAATCGTTCACCGAGGTAACTCGCCAGCGTTCCCCGGAGAATACAACGATGTGCCCGGGCTGCAATCGTGTGAGGCTTCCCTCAGATTTAATCAGTTTCATTGTGGTAGGTTTTTGACTGTCTTCAGGGCCTCCTCACGGGTGACTTCTTGCATATTGTATTCCGAAGTCATTTCGTCAAGCTTCCAAAACCCGAGCGGGCCGATGTCTCCATCAGGCCAGAAGGTTTGACCCTTTTCTCTCCCTCTTTTGAAGACGATTATTCTGCGCGTGAGATCCGGATCGTCCATAAGGAAAAACCTTGTTCGCGTTTTTCGAGGTCGCGACTCTTTCAGTATCTCCTCGATGCCTCGGATGAGGTTCCGGATACGTTTGATTTGATCTTGTGTCATGGTTATTTCTCCTCGGGTTTAGTTGAATCTGCGGGTGTCAGTTCTCCGTGCATCGGACAAATCGGATTCCCGATATCCAGCCACTTTTGCGTGACCCGCACAGTGTATCCGCACTCGGCGCACTCGCACTTGAGGAGCCGGGTTCCTTGTTTCTTGCCGGGTGCTTTCAAGCCGTCGAGCCGCGAATGCGGGTATTGACCGAGAACCCTTTCGAGGCTTTTGAAAACCGATATGAGGCTTTCGCTGGCGTGCGTGCGGGTGAGCTTTCCCTCAAGGCCGATGAGACGAGCGCACTTGCCGAAAACTTTGTTGTGTCCTTCCTTGTGGCCGACGACGGCATGAACAATTTCGTGCGCGAGTGTCGCGAGGACTCCCATGTCGGAAGACACTTCATATAGGTTCAGAGAAATAAAGATCTGAGCGCACGCCTTGTCTGCGCTCGCATTTTTGCTCCAGCACTCTCCGAGCACCCGCTTCTTGTTCGCGAGACCGCCACGCACCGGCCAGCCGCACGCGACCCGCACCTTCGGCACTTTGTAGCCGTTATCTTTGAACAACAGACGGTCCAGATCGACTACCGCCGCTTCCAACCATTCCTCTCGTGTTTTGTGTTTCATTTGATTATCATTATGTATTTGATTTTGTTCACGCATTCCTTTCTTTTCGGAGCAACACCAGCTCCCGAGCCTTGATGTGGTTTTTCAACCACACGATTTCTTTCCGCAGTTGCGGAATTGATTTTTCCGCCAGCTCCCGCATGAATTTTTTATTTTTCATGTCCGTAACCTCGCCGATCACCCGACGAATGTCAAATGCTTTTTTGCCCGGGTCACTGCGACGTAGTAAATATTTGCTTCCTCGATGCCCCGGTCTTTCTTGAAAGTCTGAGACAGAACAAAAACCCGGTTCCATTCGAGGCCCTTCGCCTTGTGGACGCTTGAGAGAACAACCGCAGGCTTCGAGTTGCTATCGCTATCCTGAAACAAGCTGTAGATCTTCGCCTCAATCTCTGCAACGTTCCGAGCCCCTTCCGCGACCGCTTGCAGTGTCTCGACTTGGTCATTAATCAGGGCGACTTTCGCCTCGGCGTTTTTGCCGACACTCAACCGGGCGCGTTGTTTGTTGCCCCAGTTTTCCAGCTTCCTGAAAAAATCCGGAACGGACTTCGCACGGAGTTTCTGGACCATTCCGACCAGTTGAGCCCCGATGTCGCGACCCTCGATCCGGGCAGGCGTTCCGTTCCTCAGCAGGTTCAAGCAGGTTGACATTAAAGGCGCGTTCAGACGGCTCAAAATCGCATCGCCGATCTTCGCGTTTTCGAGAAGCAGGTTGCCTTCGATCTCGTCCACCGTGCCTTCGGGAGCGGTCGGCGCGGCGTGGTAATCCTCTACGATTTCGCTCGCAATGGCCACTACAGCCTTCGGGCACCTGTAGGTGGTGGTCAGACCGAGAACCGACGCTCCGAGCCTGTCCTGCATCATCCTCATCCCATCCTCAGCCGCTCCTCGAAAGCCGTAGATTGCTTGCCGGTCGTCACCGACGATGCAAATTCTGCCGGTCTTCTCACAGGCGCGAATCGCCATTTCGAGCTGAGGGAGATTCATGTCCTGCGCCTCGTCTACCACTACCAAGTCGAACCGGGGGAAAACCCAGTTTTTGACGACTGGCAACCAGACCATGTCGTTGAAACTGATTCGGCCGAGTTCATCGCGTTCCTTCGCCAGCTCAAGGGCCTGCATCGATATTTCAGCGAGCCGTGCAACGGTCCAGCCTTCCGATTCCATGCTGGAGAAAATCCCCTTCGCGTCCGCGAGATCGATGAGTTGCGCGACAGTCGGATTCAGAAGAGTATTTTTCGCGAAGCCTACGATTCGTTCCACCAGCCCGGCAACTTCCTCCGGGATGTTCGGGCAGACCGTGAGGATACGGTCAGCTTCAACCGAGTTGTCAGGTTTCACGCCAGCCCATACCGCGAGAATGTAAGAAAACCCGAGGGAGTGCAGCGTCTTAATTTCGACACTCGGGTCGGTGATCTTGCGTTCCGCTTCGATCTGGTTTTTCTTGTTGAACACCGCGTAAAGTTTGCGGGCCTCGGTTGCGCGTTTGAAAGCCTCCTCGATGGTGGTCGTTTTGCCAGTCCCGGCGCGGGCCTTGACAACCCGGTGTCCGGTGCCCGTCGCGAAGTAAGTGAAGATCAATTCCTGTTCCTCGGACCAGACCCGCGACGACGTTTGGGGAAGGGTCGGTTTGTCTCCGCTAGCCTCCGGCTGGCCCATAGCTGCCGCTACAGTTGAAGGCGATACATCTACCGCACTCCACCAGCAAATCTCCCAAACGTCGTCACGGTTCTTTCCGCAGGACACGCCCTCACTTTTGAGTGTATCCTTCGCGCTTTTCCACGCGCCCCAAAAAGCCGGTGTCGGACTCGCCGTCCGCAGTGTCCGCGCTCCGACCCGGGTGTTTACTATTTTCGCCTCGCTCCAGTTCAGCTTAATCGTTTCGATCATGGCTGAATATAGTTCGGCCCTCGGCGATTGTCAAAAAATATTTTGGCCCCCCGGGAGAACCACCAACCCGGGGAGCCATGAGGGACACACAGTCTCCTGTGTATCAACGACTTAGGATCGATTGGTCCGTGAACTTGTCCACGATTTCACTGAAAACTTCCTTCAGTTTTTTGCTGTCGGACTTCGATAACAGTTTTGCGTGTTTGACGTTCACGAGAGTATCGATTGAACCCCCGTCAGAGGTGAATGTTTCGATTGAGATCTTCATGGTTATGCTTGGACGATGCTGCGGATGAATTCGAGCACTTCCGGACTCGTTTTCTCGAACGGCGTGCAGACCGGCACGGGTGCGCTGAAGTTTCCCTTCTTCGTTTTGAAAGGACTGATCTTCGTGCTGACCTTGAACGAGTGCGTGTAGTAACCGCCGCGCAGAACACCCGTGACCCGGTGCAAGTTGAAAACGCCTTTCACTGCTTGAGTGAAACACGAGCCCTTGCAGTCCCAGTAACCGACGGTCATTTTCCGGTTGCCGATGTCGAAACCGAAAACGGTTCCATCATCAGCGAGGTGTGCGGGCTTCTCGATGGCGACGAGCAACTGCCAAAGAGGTTCGAACCGGCGCATACCCTCATCGCGCTTCAGTTCCCACTCTTTGTAATTGATCGTTCCGCCTGCCGCCCGGACTTCCGCCTCGGTGTCCACGGTGTCACCGCCGATGCCGCCCTCGATCTTTTCAGAAAAACGCTTCGACACAACGCCGATGACGTAAAGCACGACCGGAGGCAAAGCCGCCTTGGTGATCGTGCCTGCGCCTGCGTCGATGACTGCCGGGCTGTAGAGAATCGTGTCCTTCTTGAACACAATCGAACCGACGGGAAAAGTCTTTCCCAGTTCGCCGACTGCGTAAACAAGGTTCATGCGCGGAAGCATCACGTCCTTGAATCCCGGGAGATCATCGCCGAGGATGAACCCGCCGCCTGAGGGCACAACGGCCGGGACGGAAGAGGGAGCCGCTGTCGCTACCTTCATTCCTTCAACCGGAGTATCAACCACCTCTGTTTTCCTCTCGACCACTGGGGCCGGAGCCGATCCTGCATCATTGCCGAATTTAATTTCGCTCATTTTGTTTTTGTTGTTAGTTGTTCACTGCAAATTGGTGGACCCGTCGTTCGTCAGGACGACCTTCTCCGGCGCTGACGCACCCAAGAAGCAAACGTGTGTTGGGGTCCGTAAATTGGCGGGGCCGGAGTGAGAATACAGATTTCGAAAACAGTGGCGTATTCACTTTTCAAAACTCCTCATCGGCCCCGTTATCATAAATTGTTCGCCTGTTGTTCGATATACACAATCAACCGGTGAAGGTTGTTGAGTATGTCCCGTGTGGTCACGAGACCGGCTTCAGTGGATATCTGGAACGGTTTCGCAACACACCTGAGGGCACGCGCATAC